GTGTACCAGCGACTGCTGGAACGACTACTGTTACACTTCCACCACCATAATTGGCGTGGGGTGAGGCTTGAATTTGTGTATAATGTGCGTTTCCGACTTCACAATATAGTTTAATTTGAGATTCACTGCCATCATTTTTTAAGTCAACTATACCAGATTGTAAAGTAATTCTATCATTACCACCAATTTTAATATCTATTTGATCGTCAGTATCTGCTGTAATAGAAGTATCTGCGTCAGCGTCTAATATTAACTCACTTGCGTTTAAATCTAAACTTGTTACTATAACAGGTGATGTTAATGTTTTGTTTGTTAGAGTATCGTTTGTATCTCTGGCAACTACCGTATCAGTAGCGTTAGGAAAAGTTAAACCGTAAAGAGTTGTGCCATCTCCTAATTTTGTATATAATTCATTAAAATTATCGTTTGTTATGTCACCACCAGCACGTATTGTACTACCTGTTCCATCGTCTGCGATAGTTCCGATATTAATTATTTGTTTTGCCATTGATTCTCTCTAAACTTTCTAATATTTATACATCATTTGTTAAAATGTTTTATCAAAAGTGAATACTGTTGTGTCAAAAGTATCACTTGTTCTATCAAAAGTAAATCCTGGTAATGTCGCTTTGATTTCCGTTGGATAAGTTATATATGTTTTTAAGTTATCCGTTGCGTAATCTTGTATTTGAACACCCGTTCCGTTGAGTGAATTATTTAAACCTATAATGGTATGATCCGCCCAATTGACCATTTTTAATGGAGTAATCATAGTTACTGATCCAGGACCTGCCGCTGTAAACGCAGTTGTTCTGGCGTGTGTGTGAGTACCAGTAAACATATTATTTGAACCAAATGGATTATCATAAATGTTTAGTGTTTTCATACGTGGTCCAGCATAAGCGTGACCAAACTTATATTCACCACCACGAACTGATTGACGTACAATTGCTGGAAATGATACTTTATATTTTTTAGTTAAAGTTAAATCTCTTGTATTTGGAGTAAAGTGTTCACTTGTACTATCATCAAAATCTGGATCAACACCTAATTGAGGAGTTGCTCTTAAAGTTGTTCCATCATCTTCTGTTCCTAATCTTCTTCCAAAGATAGTTGAGAATAATGTATTAAGTATTCCAAAGATAGGCGTTTCTTGTAATCCTGAAACAATACCTTCAACAGGAAATGAAATTCCTGCGTTAATAGTTGTTTCAATGTTAACTTGACCTGTAACATAAAAACCACCTGTGTGAATTGTTTGTTTGAAACTATCTCTCCACAAATTAATTGATTGACCAACTTTAATTACGTAAGAAAAATCCTGATAGTATAAACTATCTTGTATTCTCATTGTGTTTTCTGAAACGTGACCATCTTGGTTGATGAATGCTCCAGATGTGATTGCTACTGCTCCAACACTTGTTGTTGCTGTTGCTTGGTCAAAAGTTTTTACTGTTCCAGTAGCAAAAGATAAAGCATCTGTAATAGTTGTATCACTACCAAAAGTTCCTGTAGCATCCGATAAAGTTAAAAGACCTCTACTACTATCATAAGATACAACAGTTGCTGTTACAGCATTTCCATTTGCATCTTCACCCGTAACTGTACCATCAGGAGTAAATTCACCTGTAACACCTGTAACAATAATTTTTGTTCTTAATGTTAATGTTGGAGAAGGTGACAATTCATATTGCGCACCTGATTCAACAATTTTTGAAGATATTATTCTTCCAATCTCATTACCATAACAAAGTATTTTGCCTGTATCACCTAATTCACTATCTGTGTTAATTGATATAGTAGGTAACTTATTATAATTGTTTCCAGGATTTCTTAAATGTACATCAGTAATATCACCCGTACCGGTTCCAACTTCTTGGACTATTTTATCACCGTTATAAGAATCTCCTACAGTTGTATTTGTTTCTAATACAATGTGATCTGTAATTGTTGATGAGTAATCTGTGTCTTGTAATAGATATTCTGGTTCATATCTTTCAGTCGTTGCTGATTCTTCTTGTATTAATTTAAATCCATCTTCTAATATAATTGTACCAGGCTCATCTGTTTCTAATAAAATTGTACTTAAACCATCAGAGGCTGTTTCTAATAATACTGAACCACTATTGTCTTCAAAAATAATTTGTAAATCTGTTCCATCTTCTGGTGTAATACCACCATTTACTACGGATACAAAACCTGATGCACCTGAACCAGTTGTACCTGAATTATCAAATACTAATTCATCTCCAATAGAATAACCTGAACCAACATCACTTATAAAAAGATTTGTTATACCACCTCTACCAATATTATCTACTTGAATAATTGCGCCAGTTCCACCAGCAGTAATTGCGATGTTTTCATCTTCTTCATACAAAGTACCATCATTTGTAAATGTAACTGCTTCGGGAATACCTGTAATATTTGCTTTGATAAAAATGTCATCTTCATCAGTAGCAGTTCCTCTAATTTCTTCACTTACAACAAACGTACCTGTAATAGTATCATTATTTAAAATAAATTCTGATACTTCGTTTGCTCCAATTCTAAATTTAAATACGTTTTCTACAATTGCAGTTGCACCTGAAGTTAATCCTGTGATTGTTCTTCCAATCAAATTAAGTGTATTACCCACTGAAGATATAACTCTTAATATTGTCTTTGTATCCCAATTACCATCGGACACTCTTAACATTTGCTCTCTAGGATAAATTGTTTCTGAATCTAAACCAAAAAGTAATTTAAAAAATAATTCGTGTCCTCTGTTTGTACCTTTTGCTTGATAAAGAGATTTAATGTTTTTAATTAGTTTTCTTTTATCAATATTTTGATTTAAAGTTTCAGGTAATGTATTTAAAAATTCATTTCTAAATTTTGTTAAAAAATTTGATATGACTTTATCAGGATCTCTAAAGTTTAATAAGTCTTGTATGCTGTTTACAGGATTTGGTTTGTAATTATTAATAACAGCACTTGCATTTGATGATGAACCAACTACCGTTTCACCTATAATAAATTTGTCTTGTGCTGAAATAAATAAACGACCATTTGCTAAATCTTCACCTAAAATAGTTGTAGTAGCTTTTGAAGTTTGACCTGTAATTGTTTCACCATTTGTAAATTTACCAAACGTAGAACTTTCTAAAAGTATTTTATCACCAGCGTCAATTAATGTACGATCTGAACCTAAACGTGATGCGTTTAAAATTAATTCATTTGCTTGCGCAGTTTCTGTTTCTAATTGAATACCATCTGTTGTTTGAACTGAAGTTACAATTAACTCCGCTGACTCCATAAAAGAGTAATATGCTTTTACAAACTCTAAAAATTTAGGGTGTTGTTCTAATATGAACTCTGGTGCCTGTTGATTTATCAGGCTCGATATTTTGTCTTTAAATGTAGCCATTTTCCTTAAATGTAACTAGATGATGTTGTATATCCTACACCCGCATCAGCAGAACCACCAACAAATGTATCTGCCTCTACAGTGATAGATGAGTTACCTGTATCAATTGAAATAATTTGATCTCTAACAGGTATAATATCGTTTGAATTAGGTTGAGTTGTAAATTCAATTACAGATGAAACTGCACCTCTAATATTTTCTACATTAGATATACTTAAAGAAGAAACAGTAATTTGACCTGTTGCATAATTAATTGTTCCTTGAGTATTATTTACGTAGTTTCTTGTAGAACCTGTTAAATAATATCTTCTAACATTTCCTTGACCGTCATCATCAAGGTAATAAACTCTATTATTTGTATCACCTGAAATTTTAAAACCTGAAGTTTCTAATACGCCACCTTGAGCAGATTTGTGTTCTGGATGCGGATTGTAAATAGCATTTCTAAAATATATGTTATATCTTGCTGAAGTGTTTAATTGTGGTGTTAAAGTTTTTCTCATTCTTAATGTTGTGATATTTGATAATATACTAGAATCAGTATCATCAATTAATTCTACAATTTTTGAATATCTAAAAACTTTATCAAATTTTTCTAAATTAGCTGTATTGTAATTATTTAATGATGTAATTATTTCAGATTTTAATGTATCAGCATTTTTCGTAGTTGCCTTTTCATCATACTTAACATTTGAAGTTAGTAATATTGTTGTAGTTTCTGGATCAATAATTTCTGGTCTTACAGAGGCAACATTATATTTTTGTAATTGAGTAATAATACTTTGTTTAGTAGTATTTGTTAACGTAGAACCTGATGCTGCTTTAATCGCAATCTTTACTACACCATAAACTGGAGTTTCATCATCTTCACCACCCCACGCTGAAACTGATTGAGCGTTTGGATAAATTTCTTGTACTAATGTTTCATAATCGGTTGTAGTTACAGCTCTATCTTGTCGAGCATAATTTAAAGGTGCATTATACCTAATAGACTCTTTTGATTGTCCTTCTGAACCACCTTGAGCTACGGAATTTGTTGTAATGGTTACATCACTAAATCCATTTATAGTTCCTGACAAAGTAAATGAAGAAGCACCGTTTGCCTCAGTTTTATTTGTTACAATATATTCTAATATTACAATATTTCCATCATCTAAAGA